CGACGAAATAACAGGTCCTTTAGAATACATTGATGCTGAAACCAAACATCTCGGCGACAAAATTAGACTTGAATTAGGGTTGGATTGGCCGTTTTTAGATGCACAACAAAGCAAATATACACTGGATTTGTACGACGAAACTATACAACTTTGTAAGACATATTATAGATAATGTACGATATATTATTTTTAGGACAAGATGATGCAGAATGGGAACGATTTAAGTTGCACTACCCTAACGCACATCGGATGTGCTCTGACAGTACTTGGCCGGACCTTAAAAAACAAGCATTCACCAAAATGTTTTGGGTTGTTTGGGACGAATTAATATTTGATCACGATTTCGATTTAAATAATTATCGTGCCGACGAATGGGATGACATGTATGTACATGTTTTTAAAAATGGAACTACTTATAACGGTGTCTGTCTCTTTCCAAAAAGTTTAAATCCTAGTCCAAGAGAGTTTTATCATAGATTTTTTGTTAAAAGAAAAGAAGTAGATCAGATAATAAGTCAACCTGTAAAAAAAGATGAAACATTTGATGTTGTTTTTATTAGCTATAACGAGCCAAATGCAGAACAAAACTTTAGAAATTTAAAGAAAAAAGTTCCTAATGCTAAAAGAGTAGACGGAGTAAAAGGAATACACCAAGCACACATCGAAGCAGCTAAACAAGTACAAACAGAAATGTTTTATGTAGTAGACGGTGATGCTGAAATATTAAAAGATTTTAAATTTACACACTCTTCAGACGAATTTGAAAGGGATACTGTGTATGTTTGGAGAAGCATAAATCCAATAAATGATTTAACTTATGGATACGGCGGAGTGAAACTATTACCAACTAAATTAACACTAGATATGGATACATCTAAACCAGATATGACAACCAGTATAAGCAAAAAGTTTAAACCCGTTCTAGAAGTATCCAATATTACAGCATTTAATACGGATCCATTTAATACCTGGAAGTCAGCATTTAGAGAATGTGCTAAATTAGCCAGTAAAACTATTGATAGACAGGTTAACAATGAAACAGAGGAAAGATTAATAACTTGGACCACTGTTGGAGAAGATAAGCCGTTTGGAAAATATGCTATTGATGGTGCTAGAGCTGGCATGAACTTTGGCGGAAGCACAGAAGACATCGGTTTAATTAATGATTTTGCTTGGTTACAAAAACAATTTGAGGATACATGTGAGCGATAAAGAACGAATACAAGAACTAATTCCTTTAATGGATGAGCTTAGTCCTACATTTTGTATGGCTAAGTGGCATCATACTACAATATATCTTCAAACTGGAGAAACACATAGTTGTTATCATCCTGCCCCTCACAAAATACCGCTCGAAGAGCTCGAAAATAATCCTAGTGCATTACACAATACACTACAAAAGAAAGAAGAACGCCGACAGATGATACAGGGTGAAAAACCTAGCGGATGTCAGTATTGTTGGAACATAGAAGCATTAGGAGATGAATATGTTTCTGATAGAAAAGAACGCAATTCAACAATTTATACTCCTGAAAGATACCAGGCAATTAAAGAAAATCCTTTTGCCGATGTAAATCCGCAATATATAGAGATTAGTTTTGGTAATGAGTGTAATTTTAAATGCGGTTATTGCCATCCTAAGCACTCTAGCAGCTATCATAAAGAAATTAAAGACCACGGCCCGTATCATATGGTAAAAAACCACCGTAATGACATTGATTGGTTTACTGTATACAAAGAAGAAGACAACCCGTATGTGCAAGCATTTTGGGATTGGTGGCCCGAAGTAAGCAAAACACTTACAATTCTTCGAATAACGGGAGGAGAACCTCTAATTCAACAAAGCACTTGGCGATTGTTTGACGAATTAGAAAAATCGCCACAGCCTCAGCTTGAATTGAATATTAATACTAATTTTGGCATTAAGCCAATACTGGTAGAAAGACTTGTTGATCGTATTATTACACTGTTGGAAAAAAAATGCATTAAAGATTTTAAAATTTTTACAAGTATTGATACTTGGGGGAGTCAAGCAGAGTATATCAGAACAGGTTTGAGTACACAAGTTTGGGAATCTAATTTAAATACCTATCTTACAAAAACAAATCTTCCTGTAACTTTTATGATTACTTTTAATATTTTAACAGTTACAAATTTCCAACAACTTTTAGAGAAAATTTTAGAGTGGAGAAAAACATATAATATTGATGACCAAACTCGCTGGCAACGAATTAGATTTGATACACCATACTTAAAAGAACCATTACAATATGATATGAATATACTTCCAAAGGAAGAATTTATGCCGTATATGCATGGACATCTGCGTTTTATACAAAATAATTTAGACGATTCGGACAAAACTAAATTTAATGAAATGGAATATGAAAAATTTAGGCGTGTTGTAAAGTATATGGAAACTACAGAGTATCCAGACTATAAAGTTCGAGAAGGAAGACGAGATTTTTATCGTTGGTTCGCAGAATATGATCGTAGAAGAAATTTAAATTTTGCAGAAGTTTTTCCCGAATTAACAGATTTTATGGAAGTCTGTAGTGAAGTGGTATAATTATAGAAAGAAGAATCCTCGAATTCTTCTTAATGATGAAAATTTGAAACCAGAATGGGTTGAACATCCAGCAAAATATACAGAATTTCACATAATAAAAAACAGTGATATATTATTGATAAACATTGGCGAAAGCTGGACTTATGGAGAATCGCTGCCTAATATTGCCACTGGATTACAAAAATATAATTTTGAAACCCAGTTACAATATACTTTTGGACCTCTAATGTCTAATAATTTAAATTGTGATTATTATCAATATGCTGTTCCGGGCAATTGTAATGGATACATGTACGAAGAATTACCTAGAATAATAGAATATATACAAACCAATTTTAATTATAAAAAAATATACCTATTATGTCAGCTTACAGAACCTAGTAGAGAGCAAGCTGCTCTTAATAATCTTCCTTCATCTCATCCTATACATGAAATGTATTTTAGAAAAGATTTTGGAAAAATAGATTTTTTTGATTGGCTAAAAATTTACGACAAAATATTCTTAAATATTATACAAGAAACAATATGTAGCTATAAAAATGTAGAAACCGTAGTTTGGAAAAACTTTTGTAAATTCCACTGTCGAAAAAAATATAAAAAACTTAAAATAATTAATGAGAATTGGATTGCATTTTCAGCAAAAACCTTAAATCAAGATTATACGATGCTATCATTTCAATCAGTTGGGTGGTTACATGATATAATGCAACAAGACTCTCAAAATAAAATATATTTTGACATAGAAAAAATAAATCGAGAAATTGATTTAGTTGAAAAATCTAATGAATTTATTAAAGGAAACGAATTGCATGGTAATCACCCTACTGCACTAGGACACAAATTATGGGCTGAAAATTTATTGCAGAAAACAGGTTGGAATAATGAGTAACACATTTTGTATCTTACCGTGGATACACATATATGCTAATGCAGATGGATCTGTTCTACCGTGTTGCATAGCACAGCATCATATGCATCTAGGAAACGTTAGGCACAACACATTAAAAGAAATATGGAATAACGATGCTTATAAAGCACTCAGAAAAAACATGCTGTCTGGCGAACGATCACAGTCGTGTAGAGCTTGCTATGCACAGGAAGATAATGGAGTTAAGAGTTTTAGACAAAGTCTTAATGAAGAATTTTTACACTTAATTCCGCTAAAAGATACAACAAATTATGACGGCAGTCTAGATAGTCTAAATTTAAAATATTTAGATGTGAGATGGAGTAACATCTGTAATTTTAAATGTAGAAGTTGTAGCAGTACATATAGTTCTAGCCTTGCCAAAGAAGAAGGCAAAGAAAATATATATATTCTAGCCGGAGGAGAATCTAACAACGATTTATTTGATCAATTTCGACCCTATTTGTTAGATATAGAAAGATTCTATTTCGCAGGAGGCGAACCATTACTTACAGATAAGCACTATGACATATTGAATTATCTAATTAAAAATAATAAAACTGATGTAGAAATAAGATATAATACAAATCTCAGCAATTTAACCTATAAAAAAACAAATATTATAGATTTATGGAAAAACTTTTCAAACGTTAGAGTATCTGTAAGTTTAGATTCGTGGGGTACACGGGCCGAATATATTAGAGAAGGCACAGTTTGGAAAGACATAGAAAATAATATTAGGAGCATTAGAGATCAAGCTCCGCATGTCTATCTTGATAATATTAGCAGTGTGTCGAGTATATTTAATGTTTTAACCATGACTGATTTTTACGAATATCTTATTGAAACAGGGTTATTTGATATCAATAAATTTTCG